TCAGACAAAACAATCTATAAGATAGATAGCATTAAAACTGATATGGTAGTCGATTTTAAAGATTTCTCAATAAAAACCTATTCAGTGCATTTATATGGGATAAATGTAACTGAAAGCAATTGTTGAGAATACTTTGACAAAGGTTCCCATACCGATTTAGATCCTAAATATTTTTTAGAAAATATTGAGTATTGTAATTTTAACGTAAAGTTAGGATTACCTCGCTTGATGTTTATTGTAAAAGATGGACGTATAATGTACAGTTAAACCTTGCCTTAGATTCACAAAGAGTTTTTTGACTTTCTCTGTAAAACGCTAGCTTTGGTGTGTATGAGAGAGGAACATGGACTCGCTTGCCAAAAACATAGAATCATTTGGTTAGATTTCTTAATCCAACTAGCAAATGTATCTTTGTATTGAAGTCAAATCCAATATAAAGCTATAAGTTGGAAGTAAGAGTGAGAATCTATACTGAAGTTTGCAATTAAAATGATTATTTTAAAGACTAAACTACCAAAATTGATACGTGATTAATAGTAAAGATTTACTTAAATGATGAAACATTTAATGATAAATCGAAACTATCAACTAGTATTAATTCGATGATTTAGACTAAAAAGATAACTATTTAGTTACAAAACTCAATATATATTTTCACTTTTACTATTAGAGTCTCTCTCACGAGAAACTCTGATAGTCTTACTTGGGATTAACCAGATTGATTAATCCACGATAAATAGTGACGAGGTCACCCTATTTGATTGCTCAGATAGGCCGGCTCAAAGCCGGTATTTATCCCTATTTCAGGAAGAAAAGGGAGACCTGATCTTTCGATCTGCAGAGAAAACTGTACAAATCTCTAAAGGCAGAACCTTTAGAGCATATACAATCACGCGATAGGCGTCAATTAGGGAGACCTAAAAGGAATTAGGTTTCTAATTTCTTCGCACTAACTTCGATTGTATTGCACGTAAGGAGGCGGGATCAAATAGGAAATAAAGGTTTCATCATCTCAAGGTTTTGAGACAATAAAGCCTATTTGATTAGAAAATACTAGCTCTCTCATCAGAGAATAAGCAAGTCTTTTCCCGTTGTCCATGTCTTAGTTTCTAGAAGTTGAATTAGGGATGAAAAATCCAACCCCAAGGATTTCGTTCTGTTCACTTTGTCCGCAACAAACAAATGATGTATAATCACTTATTCATTGTTGGAGTAGTAACCATTAAAGCGGGATAATAAAAATTCCTGGTTAGAGCAATCTCCTTAGGACCTCAATCTGTAATAGATAAAGGTTAAAGGAACTGATACCCAAGGTATTAAGCCTTTAAAACGGTTTAGAGCAGAAAGAGAAAATCCTTAAGTTTATTGCCTCTTAATTAATAATAATAACATAAAATATGAAATTAAATAAACAAAGAAACAATAATCCATCTTCAAAAACTCTTAAGAAAGGACAGGGAACAAAGATGTTTCCTTTCCCCAAATTTATGGGGACTCATTTCTATCCACTTCTTCGATATATTTTACCAATATGTCTCGGAAAGATAGGAAAGAGCTTACGAATCTATTTCAAGGATATAAATGGGTTTGTCGGAAATCTCCGATCCGCCTATTCACGCCATGGGGCTGAAAAACTAGTAGCTGAATTAAAAATGCAGTTAGTAGTCTTTCAGAGATTCTTAGGAAATGATAAGGTCGCAACTTGTAGGGATATAGATCGAACAGGTGTCTATTGAAGATTATATGGAGGACTTCCCGCGTTTATGACGCGAGAAGCCCGTCATCGAATCCGAAAGGGACATCTGCCAACTATAAGACTATGATTAACATTATATAATGTATATCGAGTCTTACAAGTATCTTTCAAACCAAAGTTAGGTACAATCACAGATCCATTCAATGGAAAGGATTCAATGATCAATGAAATACAACAGTATATTCAAGGACCATTTAATCCAATGCAACGATATGGAGATGTAAATACACCAACCTTTGTTGATAGAAAATCTATAGCACCAAAAGAGCCCAAGATTCTTCGTACAGGCAGTCTATGAACAACGCAAGGATGACAAGCACTGACATTTCTCCAAAGCTTAAAAGCGGAAGGAGTATGAAGTAACTTGCATCGCTACCTGACACTGTTAGAGAGACATCTACCAAACCCAAAGGATAAAGTAGAGTCTCCTATCGAGCGAATAAGTAGTTTGAAACGTATCATGGAAAACTGTGAAAAGATAAATGACGAACGTCTATCAGACGAATCTCAGAAATGATATTACGAGATAGATATGGATGGAAATCGAGTAGATACGCCAGGGAGTTTATCGAGTTGATTAAGTCGAAAATTCGAAGACAATGTCATAGAATTTAAGAAAAATCAAGGAAATTTCTTCCATGGCTGGCGATTAGTATATAGAAATCATTCACTGTCTGGAAAGACGTGGATTGTTTCTAATACAATCGGCTACAGCGTTGATGAAGGAACGTATGAAATGTCGGAATCAGAGTATTTATGATATTATAAATATTATAAAGACTTTAATCAAGACAAGTCAGAAATTCAACTTCAAAGACGTATTAGCACTCCGATAACCGGTCAATTATCTTTTAAAGAAGAAGCAGCAGGTAAACTACGAGTATTTGCAATGTTAGATCCATGAACACAATCAATATTGTTTCCACTTCATTCATATCTCTTTAAAATATTAAAGTTGATACCGAATGATGGGACGCATGATCAATCAGCGGCGGTACGCCGAGCTATAATAAAAGCAAAGCAGACTTATACCGAAGGGAAAATAAATTCCTTTGATTTAAGTGCAGCCACTGATCGATTACCATTATCAGTACAAGCAACTCTATTGGAGAGTCTTGTAAAGATAAAGGGTATCGGAGACGTGTGAAAATCCCTTTTAGTAGACCGTGAATATCACGTTCCTCCAAGCGGATTAGAATATGGAATAACAGAGCAATCTGTATCTTATGCTGTCGGGCAACCCATGGGAGCTTACTCCTCATGGGCAATGCTCGCCTTAACTCATCACTTGATACTTCAATATTGTAACTGAGAAGTTTATGGAAACAACCAAAACAACTGAGCAACAAATTATGAAGTATTAGGTGACGATATAATCATCTTTGACGCAAAGGTAGCTGAAAAGTATCTAGAAGTAATGGAAGGGTTAGGAGTAGGAATAAACCTATCAAAATCGATCCGTTCAACTAATGGAACTTTTGAGTTCGCTAAGCGTTTGATTTATAAATCCGAAATTGTTTCAGGTTTATCCTGACGACAATTTCTTGATTACGATAAATTAAGTGTCCGTATAACAACGGTACTAAATTTATTGGATCAAGGATTTATAAAATCACCCTCGATACTGTTATCTGTATTGCAGGAGAAAGG